GACTCTGCACTGTACTTTCACCCTTCGCATCATAGTAGACCTCCAACTGGGTCCCCGTGGTCGCCGGCACGTTGTACACGGTCTTTAGGGTGGTGTCTAGGGAGCCACTGCCTTCTTCGTGGCCGTAGTATTCGAGTTCGGAAATACGTGTATAACCAGCGGTGCGTCTGTATGTTTTAGTTATTTGTAATCTAATATATTTGTAATACTCGGTTGCGTTTATGTTGATGTAAGTACTATTATTAGTTATCGAGTCGATAGGTAAATCTGTCTCTGTTTTAAGCAAAACCCAGTTAGTTTCATTGTTACTACCATATAGCTTTATGTCACGTGGTGCATTTTGATAATCGATACCCGAATGTTCATATCCTTTTAGGAACATTTTTTGTAACCGCAAAGCTTTGGGTAGTTCTAGTGATAAATATTCACCAAATGAACCGTTCCATGAAAATGTAGATATACCGGTACCAGACGCGTATGTAGCGTCACTGGCCCAACCAGTGGTAGAATTAGTAACAACTCCATCAAAAGCTGTATATTCTGGATACGACCCCGACCCATTTGAAGAACCACTCGCCACATACCCTTTATCAGAATTCGCAGTCATAGCCACCTCCGGGTACTTCCGCAGGGGTCGATCGTGGGGTCCCGTGTATTCGGTGACCACGTTGGAATCCGATCGAATCGTGGTGACGTTTAGGTTCCCTGCAACCGTTAAATTATTCGATACGAGAATATTATTGGTCACGATGAGATCATCAGATACGTTGAGAGTCCTAACATTCGCTTCACCCCGAACATCAAGAACGAGGGTTTCTTTTCGTTCATACGAATAAGCCGCTTCATTTCCCGAAGCGCCTATGAGTGCGTATATTCCATCACCCGAAATAGAAACAGATCGACCAAATACGTGTCCAGACGCAGTATCACTCGCCGTTTCTATACCGAGTTCAGTCCATACAGATCCCGCATTTTTAAAGGTATACGCCTTTTCACTTCCAGGTGCGCCCACGATTCCGTAGGACCCATCGGAACTTAAGGAAACCGCACTTCCAAAGGCATCTCCGGATGCGGCGTCAGATGCGGTTATGATAGCATTTTGCGACCATCCCGATCCGGCACGTTCGTACGAATAGGCTTTACCGTTTCCTCCCGTCGCACCTATGAGTGCGCGTGAACCATCGGTAGAAAGAGCGACAGAGTAGCCGAACGAATCACTTTCTGTTATTTTCGCTTGTTGACTCCAAAGATACGCACCGGTACGTTTGAACACGTACGCGGTATGCTGCGCGTGTGCGCCCAATAAAGCGTAAAGACCATCTCCAGAAATAGCGACAGAAAACCCTAAACTGAACCCTGTGAGTGCTATTTTCACACCCGCATCCCATGTGGTTGTTCCAGTTCGCCTAAATATCCACGCGGCGCTTTGCCCTGTCGCACCTACGATCGCATATGATCCATCATCAGATATAGATACGGATGCACCGTACCCCGTAGTCACAGATATACCCGCGGCTGTTAGTGTCGTTCCAGAATCCCACGTGGACCCGGAAGACCTATAAAAAACAGACGCAGACCCATTCGCGCCTACTACCGCATACGTTCCATGACTGGAAATATCGACCGCGTACCCAGCAGTCGAAGAAAAGGTATGTTCTTGTGTCCACGTACTTCCTGAACGTGTGAACGTGTACGTTTTATTTTCACCATGCGCACCTACGATCGCATAGAGTCCGTTAGTACTCATGGCGAGTGTATTCGCAAAATAGTTCCCGGAAGAAGATACGGTCGAAGTAAATTTTTGTTTTTGATCATAATCGGCATTCGAGCCGTTATAAATAGTCGCAACGTTCGCGACGTCTAAGGATCCTTTGACTTCAACATTAGATGTTGCGACAAATGCCTTTGCCCCATTTTTAAATTCGAGTGTATTTGTGGTGACGTTACCAGTATTCGTTACCGTATGAAGTCCAGAGACACCAGAAAATGATACACCTGATATATTTAATCCCTGAGCATATACATTTCCTGATGTCACACGAAGGTGTGCGTCGTCTATATTCAGAAACGCGTTAGGAGTCGAGGCAGACATCTATTATGAAGGGAGGTTTTTTTAAATGAAAAAAGTTTTATTATATATGATATCTTATTATTACGATCCCATCGCCGCCCGACCCTGTGGGGGGGCCGCCAACGACACCACTCCCCCCCGACGAACCACCCCCACCCCCACCTTTTCCATCTGTACCATCTAAACCACTCCGCGTCGACGAACTATTAGCATTTCCACCTCCCTGACCACCACCTCCTTGACCACCGCTAGATCCACTACCAGGATTATTCTGTGTACCCCCACCCCCCCCACCGGCATAATATGTCATGGTTCCACTTATATCGAACTCTCTACCATCGCCTCCATTACCTCCTATGAGATTAGCCTGACCACCCGTCCCAGCTACTCCTGGGGCACCCGCTCCACCCCCACCACTTCCACTTCCATAAAGAGTCGCATCCCCATGCCCATCACCCCCCTTATGTCCCTGAGGCCATGTTCCATCCCGTACCTGATTCGTCCTAAAAGCCCCACCAGTTGATCCAACTCTTGTTCCATCCCATGCAACATCTGTTCTATAATAATGTCCTCTAGCTCCTCCTAATGCTATACAAAAAGGCTCAACACCGAATGAACTGTTTGTACCATTACCGCCGACACCACCAGTTCCCACGACTATCGTATAATTTCCATTTCCAACATATTTGTCAGAGAAGTAAAGAAGACCACCCGCACCTCCCCCCCCACCGCCGCCATGGTGGTCGTCTCCAGGGCCACCTGCACCACCTCCACCTACTATCAATAAATCTATATATCCGGGTGAAGTGACAGTAAACGTTCCATCGCTCGTAAACGTATGTGTTTTGTACCCGGGAGCATTGGTAGTTGATTCAGTTCCTCCTGTTGCAGACACTAAAAGTTCACCATTCATCGTAATATTCCCACTCACGGTCAAATTCTCACTTACGGCCACATTCCCACTGGCCACAATACTCGTCGTAGGGTTCGTAAACTCTACTGTATGTGTGGTCGCGTTCCCCATATCCGTCACGGCTTGTAAGTTATGACGGGCCGCCACGTTGACGACACCCATGGTCATGACACCCCCGATCGCGAGATTCGATGAAACGTAGGCGTTTCCAGTTATATATAAATTTGAGCTGGGATTATTTGACCCGGTGACCCCGATTCCTAGACTGGTCGTTCGCGTATCGAATACGATATTCGACGTGTCGCCACGGAAAAGGACCCGTTTCGTGCCCTGATACTCAAGTATTCCGTCCGTGGACATATCTATTATGAAGGGAGGTTTTTTCTTACAAAGTGGGTTGCACTTTGGAGGAAATGTGTTTAAATTTCAGTTTCGTCCCATGATTGGGTCTCTTCGTTCCAGGTGTACGTTTTATCGTCCGAAGGGTAAGGAACTGGAGGCTGCCAGTGACATGTATCATCCAGGGTCCATGAAGGAAAGGGTTGAGGTGCCGAAAAGTTATCCTTGTCTGGGTGATACGTAAACCCTATTCCGGCATAGTTATTACCTTCCGTGTCGTAATAGGTCCTAACCCACGTTCCATTTAACTCGTACTCACACCAAAGTCGACTTTTCGCTCTAATGACCCGAAGAACTTCTTTGGTTTGAGGATTGATTTCTGCAAAGGAAGGCATATTTTATACTTATACGAGATATCTTATTACTACAATTCCCGATCCACCATTTGCCCCATCGTAGTTATACCCAGCACCTCCACCTCCACCTCCACCGGTATTTATGGTTCCGGAAGTTCCCGGGTTTCCATTCCCGGCCCCTCCTGAATTTCCACCCGAACCACCTCCTCCGGTTCCACCCGAACCACCTGTAGCGGTATAATGACAGGCACCTCCACCACCACCCGCGTAATACACATCACCTAGTTCGCGTATGGTGGATATGACTCCAGTTCCACCTGCACCACCTTGGGAACTACTCTGGCTATTTTGACCGACCGCACCCGCGCCACCACCCCCACCCGCCGCGCGACCCTCGCCACCAGCGTGATTGCCATTTCCTCCATTATTACCCTGTCCCGACATACCCGAACCACCACTTGCAATACCGTTATTACCATCAGATCCTCCACCTCCTGAACCACCCGAACCACCATTTCCCACGTTAACTCCATACCCACCACCTGATGCCGCGACAATACTTGTCGGGGGGCTCGTGGCCTCCACTATTGAAGAATCGTTACCCTTTGTACCGTACGCGGATGAAGAGGAACCTCCCGCTCCGCCAGTACCTACTGTAATATCATACGCGCCGACTGCTAATGTTACCGGCCCAGTGAGCATACCACCCGCTCCTCCACCAGAACCTGCATTCTTTCCCCCCCCACCTCCACCAGCGACCACGAGGTATTCAACTTCACCACCAGTTATAACTGTCAACGACCCCGAAGATGTGAATGTATGAATTTTGTATCCACCACTGTATGCCGTGGTTCCGCTACCTGCGGATTGGGTGGCACTCACCCCACCGATGGATTGCCACACAGTTCCGTTATACACTTCTAGGCGATTTGTCGTTGAATTAAACCGAATCATACCTGCGACCCCGGTAGGTTGTTCACCTGTCGTACCACTCGGAATGACTATGGCCCCAGTTCCCGCGACGTGGAGTTCCGCACCTGGACTCGATGTCCCAATTCCGACCCTCGAATTCACCGTATCCACAAAGATATTCGCAGTTCCCACCTCCACATTCCCACTGACGGTCAATTCACCACCCACCTCCACATTCCCACTGGCGACTAAAGACGTATCGGTATTCTGAAATTCAACAGTTAAAGGTGTCGTATTCCCCGTCCCTGTCACAGCCTCGAGATCATGGCGTGCGACCACGTTGACGGTACCCATGGTTAATACACCACCGACACCGATATCACTAGTGACGTAGGCGTTTCCAGTTATATATAAATTTGAGCTGGGGTGGTCTGTTCCCGTGACGCCTATCCCTAGACTCGTAGAGGTCGTGTCGAACATGATATTCGAAGTCGTACCGACGAACGTCGCTCTATTCGTCCCCTGAAACTTAAGATGACCGTTCGCGGACATATCTATTATTTAGGGAGGTTTTTTTAAACGAAAAAGTCCGGAGGACTTTGTTTGATACGAGTGGCTTCACCACTCGGGGGTGTCTTTCTTGCAAAGTGGGACTCGGTCCATTTTGGAGGAAATTTGATTATAAATCATCTGTTGTATCAGTGTATTTCGATTTTAAATTGTCATATATTTGTTTATGAACATCTACTAATGTTTCTGAACCTATACTGACATATTCGTATTTCAAAATCTCCTTTTCCGCTTCTCGTGCTTCTTTCGTGGCATAAAAATCACAAATACCAACAACCTGAAACACACCGTTATTGTTTGTATTATTTATAATATCTATTTCCCTGACGCGTACGTAATAATTATTAATAGAAACACCGTTATCTAATTCTAGAGTATCTTTGACGAATATACCCATTATACTTATACATGATATTTTATCTTTAACTACCAATAAATATTGTTTTCGGAGTAAACTTCTATCCACGCACGTGGATACGATCCATTTGTGCCACCATTGATAGTGACTCTGATCCCATTATGAGTTCCACTGCTAGCTATTGATATACCACTGTCACCCGACTGCCGATTCGAAAATGTATTCGTTCCATATACACTGAATGTGAATTCTGCGTATAATGCCCACTGGAGTGCTCCATTATTCGATGCCACACCAGCCGCGTGTACACGAACAAAACCAGGCCTTGAGTGCCCCCCTAATACAAAATCTTTCGTGAACGACGATTTATTGTTACCGGGATTTACTTCAACTGCGACATACCTTGCCCTATTTGTTTCAGTCCCCCCGATAGCGAATGGGTATCCCGAGGGTCTCGCAGCTCCATGAACGTCTAAAGTTCGAGATGGGGACACTGTTCCTATACCAACGAAACCGTCGTGTGTTATACGCATCTTCTCATTGGGAGCAGTAGTGTTATTACCAACATGGATGGCTAATCCTGTATTGGCTTGGTAGAATTCGGTACGATAATTACCGGTGGAGTAGCGGTCTATGCTTAATCCAGGTTTGGTGGTACTCCCCGTGTATATACTTAACATTTGTCCCGGACTCGTCGTCCCCACGCCTACATTTCCGTTCCCACATATACGCATAACTTCTTGAGTAGTAGAATTCCCGTCACTGGTTATAATAGCTAAACCTTCTAAATCGCCACTGCTAGGTACGTTGACACCTACGTGATGTAAGTCTGTGTATGCTGATCCAGCACCTCTTCTTAATCTAATTCCCGGAACAGTACCATCGCCTGTGTACACTTCCAAAAATCGACCCGGAGTCGTCGTCCCGATTCCCACCCTATTATTCACCGAATCAACGAAGAGTGTATTCGTATCTACAACCACATTCCCACTGACGGTCAATTCACCACCCACCTCAACGTTCGCAGTCGTCACGAGACCTGTCGTCGCATTCGTAAATTGGACGGTATTAGAAGTGACGTTTCCAATATTCACGATCTGGTCTAAATTAGAAGAAATACCAGAAATATTACTCCCATCCCCGTACAAATACCCGGCAACAACATTCCCATCCACCTCAACATTCCCACTGGCGACTAAAGAAGTCGTAGGATTCGTAAACTCTAGGGTTAAAGGCGTTATATTCCCCGTGGCCGTCACAGCCTCGAGAGAATGCTGCGCTTCCACGTTGACCGTTCCCATGATGAGCGTTCCACCGAGTTCGAGGTTTGTGCTCACGTATGAATTACCTAATACATGAAGATTCGCTTCTGGGGAATCTGTTCCAACCCCGATCTTTCCTGTTAGTGTATCGACCACGGCGTTAGAGGTATTACCGACCCCCTTAAACGTAATTTTGTCTACATCCGTGAAGACCAATTGCCCGTTGGTAGACATATCTACTATTGAGGGAGGTTTTTTTAAACGAAAAAGTCCGAAGGACTTTGTTTGATACGGGACAAGTGCTTCGCACTTGGAACTTGGGTTCTTACAAAGTGGGTTCCACTTTGGAGGAAATGTATTTATTGATTCTCAAGAGTTGATACTCGTTCTAATAGATTGTTAATTGTATTTTGTTGATTTTCGATGATTTTGATTAATTCTTTTATAGCTGCCGTATTTGCTATTGGCCAACGTGTATAATTCATTTTTAAGAAATCACCTTGATCATCTATATATTCTGGGAACAACGTTTGTATATTTTGAGCCGAAACACCGGCCTGTCTTTCGGTATATTTCCTTTTATATGCAATTTCTTGCCTAGGTGGTTTCATAGTAAATGTGATCAATTCGACATTTTTTATTTTATCCAATATATTTTCTGGGTTATATTCTTCTATGTTTTCTTTTAACCGTATATCTGATCCGCTCTGGAGCGACCCACCCGCTGTGATGTGCCACCCAGCACTGGGTCGACCAGTAGATGAAGTCCAACTACCATTCCAACTACTACCTGCAGTATCTTCATCAAAATATGATAGAGCACCGTGATCTCCAGGGTTTGAAAACGTCATTCCTTCTCCACCCATAGCTAAAAATGCACCTTCATCACCTTCAAATGTTAGTACCAACTGTTCCCTAGTTTTTTCTCCCCTCGCGGATGATTCCTGTGAATTTGAATTTGCACCATTAGGAACTGGCCAACCAGCTTTCCATGCTCCAGCTGATGCCTTAAAATACTTACTGACGAACATCGAACCTTGAATATCCCGTCGTGAACGTCCGCGGCCTTGTGGAGTAGACCCTGTACTGTTGTCGTCCAAAGATTCAGATTGAATTACGGTTTGTATTTCCGATTTTACTTCACCTCTCACATCTAATTCAGTTTGTGGTTCATATGTACCTATTCCTAATCGCCCAGATTTGAGTGTCATGGAGAGATCCCCGTGCCCAAATTCTTCTTTTTGGTATACATATAATTGATATATCTCACCAGGGTTTAGGGGTCGATTGAAAAGACGGAAGTTCGCGATGGAACCTTTAAAAAAGCCACCTGTTTGAAAACTTGTTTGTTCCCCGCTAAAATGAATACCTAGACTTAAATATGGATTCGTAGGAATAGTTAACGCTTGACCTGTACCACCAAACGATACTAATCTTCCATTAAAATATATTTCTACTGTTCCATCACTATTTGCTATACATGTAGTGTGTACCCATTCATTAGCAGTAAAAATGTCAGCTCGTGTTTTTACAGTAGTACCATCCCATATAAACACACCCAATTTCCCATTGTCCACGTTCATACCAAAAGATTCACCACCACTACCGTGTCCAAAGTGAAATAAAATATCCTCACCCGAACTAACTTCTGGAACTTTAAACCATACCGATGCGGTATAACTAGATGTGGGTGTAAAGTTCGAGAATGGACCCATGTGTATTTTATCGTTACCACCGTCAAACGTGAATGATTTTGATACTGAATCATGCACGACGCCATCTAGAGTTGCGTTCCTGTTGTTAGCCGTCTCATCTTGAACCGACCCATTCGTATAATTTTTCGCATCATAATACACCTCCAACCAATCCGTGTTGGGAACGTTGGCCACCGACTTTATAGTCATATTAGTTCCATGAGCATCGGGGTCATATTCCGGAACACCGAAAAGTTGCCACTCACTTAATGATGTATGTCCAGCGTTAGGTCCACCGCGGTTATTTGTAATTACTAAAACAAAATACCTATAAGCGGTTATAGAATTAACATCATTAAATGATAAGGTATATTTTTCTTCTCTTACCTCGGCACCTTTAATAGTATATACCCTATCCCACGATGATCCATCGTTAGAACCCCATATAGTTCCATTTTTTATAAATTCAGACCTACCATAGCTTACCGAGTTACCACCCGTTGAATTAGAAAATCTGGGTTGTAATGTAAACCCCTTTAATTGCATTTTTTCATTCGCTGGAAGTCTAATTTTAATCCATTCACCCTGATCAGCTGCTGTAAATGTTTGAGCCGATCCAGTTGAAAAATTGACGAAAGTTCCAATATAATTACCATCCGATCCCGACGTGTTATACCTATTACCCCCACTAGTCTCGTGGCGCCACCCATTAGACTCTGCAAACGTATTATTAAAAGCACTCCAGGCATAACGACTCGAACTCGTTTCTTCTGAACTAGCTTCTGCAAGGTATCCACCGGTTGTATTAGCAGTCATAGCCACCCTCGGATACTTAATAAGCTTTTTCGACCGACTAAACTCCGTGACGACGTTGGAATTAAGCTGAATCGAAGCGACGTTCGCGTCGTGGTCGCATTCGATATGTAAATTAGACGTATGACTCGAGTTCCCGGCTCCTATTTCTATGCTCATACTCTGCGTGTCGACGATGATATTCGAGGTCGCCCCGCGGTAGATGGCTTGGTTCATCCCCTGATAATCGAGTATACCGTTCTCGGCCATTTCTATTATGAAGGGAGGTTTTTTTAAATGAAAAAAGTCCGAAGGACTTTGTTTAAATTTCAGTTTCGTCCCATGATTGGGTCTCCTCGTTCCACGTGTATGAACCCTCTGGTTTGACAATGGGGGATTGCCAGGTACACGTATCGTCGAGGGTCCACGAAGGATATGGTTGAGGCGTCGAAAAGTTATCCTTATCTTGGTGGTACGTGTACCCCAACCCCGCATAGTTTTTACCCTCTATATTTTTATGTGTTTTCACCCATGTTCCATCTAACTCGTACTCACACCAAAGTTTACTCTTCGCGAGAATAACTCGAAGAACTTCATTGGTTTGTGTATTTATTTCTGCAAAGTGAGGCATTCTATACTTATGCGAGATATCTTATTATGACGATCCCGTCGCCCCCTGAACCACCATTACCACCGCTATAGTTCCATCCTCCACCTCCACCTCCTCCTAGACCATCCGTTCCGTCAACTCCGTTGTTGCCGGACACTCCACCATTTCCACCACCACCCGCACCACCCGTACCAGCGGTTGTATTTGACCCCCCACCACCACCGCCTGCGTAGTATGTGTTTGTACCACTGATACTTGATTGTAAACCAATTCCTCCGTTCCCTCCCGAGCTGCCCGCATTTGATCCCGCGGAACCAGCACCACCACCACCTGCTCCATTTTGAACGCTATTGGCGTTTCCTCCATTATTACCCTGACCAGAAGTTCCACTGTTCCCCGACTTAATATTTGGGGAATCGGCATAATATGACCCACCACCCCCACTTCCACCACTTAATGCACCTAACCCAGGTCCACCCTGTTGCGAGCTTGCTCCCGCACCTCCGCCATTCGCCACTATTAAAGTTGCACGAGTTTCAATACTACTATTATCACCAGATGTCCCGCGATGTGTATTACTGTGGATCCCACCGACACCTCCACCCCCGACAGTAACAGTATACGCGCCAGGTCCTAATGATATATTCCCAGTGAGAAACCCTCCAGCACCTCCACCCCCGGCTACCCCTGCACCACCCCCTCCCCCACCGGCAACCACGAGGTAATCAACTTGACCGATATTTGTCATTGTAAATATCCCTGAAGATGTGAACGTGTGAATTTTGTATCCACCGCTTGTCGATATAGTTCCACCAGTGTTTTGTTGTTCAGCGAGGCCTTGCCAATCAGTTCCGTTATACACTTCTAATCGATTTGACGTTGAATTAAACCGAACCATACCTGCGACCCCGGTAGGTTGTTGCGCCGTCGTACCAACTGGGACGGTCAGAGCACCTGTTCCAGAAAATGTCCCTTCCGCCGTACTCGTAGAATCAAAATCAGATTCTGTGTTGGCAAATATTTCCGATAGTTTTATATTAGATTGAAAATCTTTCGCGTATCGTAGCCAGTGGTGTAATTTCATAGCACCCAAACGACTGGGCGTATACGACTTCTCTAAAATATGATTTGTTATAGAAATAGTAGTATTTAGCCCCTCACCACTCGCATTTGCGAGATCTATTATTTTAGCTGGAATAAATGTATCCGAAGCTTTACGTTTACGGAACGTTAATTTATCCTCTGTGTCATCGAATGAAATTTTTGCTTTATCGCCGATCCATAAAGAGTTATCGCTTACGTACATATCACGAATTTTGTTTTCAGCGGAACCTATATCGTATTGATTATCGACCGAAGGAATCATATGACCCCCTAAAGAGAAGGTTCCACCATTCATTTCAATATTAGATGAGGTTCGAAGAACTTCGACGTTTGCCGTTCCTCGAACATCTAGAGTGTGTGTAGGTGTAGACGTTAAAATACCCACGTTGGACGTAGACGTATCTACAAACAGATTAGCGGTACCTATTTCTACGTTAGCTGTCGTCTTAAACGCCGTGACTCCATTTAAAAATTGAACGGTCGACGAAGTTGTGTTGGATGAGGTTATATCCAATTGATCGAGAATAATCGATTTAGCATGAATATTTCCATCGAGTACCCTGAGGTGGGAATCGTGAATATCGAGGAACCCGTCGGTTCCGTTCATTTCTATTATTGAGTGAGATTTAAAAGAATGGCGCTAGACGTATTCATATGACCACGTGGATAGATAACGTAGTAAAACACTCTGAAACCGAACTAGGCCTTTTAGGTCTCGACCAAACGAACCTGGGTCCTTTGATCATAGACTTTATCAAGAATCTTCAACAAACGCTGGGGAACCAACCGGCCGCGATAAAATCTATCCTGAAAACAACGGCTAATCTCGTAGACCAGAAACCCGTTGCCCCCATAACCGAAACAGATTTTGTAGATGATAAGTGCACGAGGTGTTCATACATTTACAAATCCGAAGATGGGCGATACTACAATGACCGAGCGGTCGTGTTTAAAAAAAGCTACGATGACCCGAGTTCGCAATACATGTACCAGGGTCAACAAAGATCGAAACAGGAAATTACTCTACCCTATGTCTTACGCGAGGAGATTGTCCTCATCCCATGAAACTTAAGATGACCACTGGTGGACATATCTACTATTTGGGGAGGTTTTTTCTTACAAAGTGGGTTGCACTTTGGAGGAAAATTGTTTATTGGGGTGGGGTGGGCCACTCAACACTTTTGAGTTCACCATTTTCTTCGTAAATAGGTCTACAAGTCAATGGAAAGTCACGGAGCTTTTCGCGATACTCCAACCAGAGTGATTTTTGTTGGGGGTCCAATGGAAAGTCTGCCATTATATATTTATCCGTCTGTGTGAGAAGAAGGTTTCTTTGTTTTCTAATATTTTCATAAATTTCATTATATAGTTTCATTCTGCGGTCATGTTCAATCAATTCATCACCCACAAGAATCACAGTTTCATTCATATACTGTATATATTGATTTAATTCCAAATAAAAACCACACCCGATGCACCTCGACCAGTAGATCCACGAGTACCTGCATTATATCCGACACTCCCACCCCCTGCACCAAATCCAACACCAGGTTGACCAGGTAAATGAGAACCGGCGGTGTGCAGCACCCCCGCCAGTGCTACGTCGGCGACGGTAATACCAGGGAAAGTAATCACAATCCCACCACCGCCACCGCCACCTTGGTGGGAACCACTCGAAGCAGCACCACCGCTACCAGAAGTCACGGACGTACCGCTCGGGTATGCAGTAGCCAACGCGGTAGCAAGGTTATTTCTGGCCAAGGTGTGGGCGGATGTGGTCATACCAGTACCTGGGGCATAAGTATTACCAGCAGCCCCATCAGACCCCCCACTACCACCAGCACCACCAAAACCAATACTACCACCACCACCACCACCGGAAGAGCCGTCAGCTTCACCGACGACGTACCCTCCACCTTTCCCACCAAGGGCGTGGCCCGTCCCGGGAGCCGACGAGTGGCCGTATACCGGTGAGGACACGTTCCCGTTGAATCCTTTTATATTAGAGTTCTGAACTGCACTTTGTGTTGACGCAGGAGCTACTCTAATAACAGTGTTACCAGCAGGACGAGCCGTGGAAGAATACGAGATATAACCAGCACCACCACCGGTGTAATGAGAACCACCACCAGAACCACCACCACCCATCACCCAAAAATTCATAGTAAAGGCGGGCATAGTAATAGTAGTCGAACCTGTAGTAGTAAACCCCTTTATAAATGATGATAATGTGGTCGAACTATCGAGACCGTTTATCCGGACTGTATATGGAAAATTTTCAAGTGGGAGAGCTGGTAAAGTTATCGTAGCATTGGTGGTGGAGGTCACACTTAAAGACGTTCCATTATACGTTGTATTATCCGCACCTTTAAACTGAACACTCATCGTACCTACAAAATTTGTACCGGTGAGGGACATAACTTGTCCGGCGTAGTCAGCATGAACTCGGGAGAAACCAGAAAATGAACTAATTATAGGGTCGTTGCCGGTGTACTGGTAATTTTGGAGACTACTTTGATTCCCAGTGTCGGTTGCTTGTACCGTGAAATTAAACGTCCCCGGCTCGAGGGTCAATGTACCGGATGTGGTTGATGAACCAGGACTCGGTAACGAAATACCTGTTGGTAAGGTACCACTCGACAACGTATACGTAAGCTGGGTGTCAGAGTCCTGGTCATCTTCAAAATCAATACCCAAATTATACGTCAAAGATGTACCCGCGCTTTGACCTGGTATTATCACCGTGCTTCCGGTAGCTACAGGTGGTGCGTTCATGAGGGATCCCCAAGCAGTCCCATTATAATACCGAATACTTGATGAAGTTGTGTGGAAATAAATATCACCTGTTACCCCCGATGAGGGGTCACCTACAAGTCGTGGTAAATTTAACATTCCACTGACCGTTAACTCCCCACCCACCTCCACATTCGCAGTCGTCACTAATCCCGTCGTCGCATTCGTAAATTGGACGGTATTAGACGTCACATTTCCAGTGTCTGTCACCACCTGTAAATTCGATGCTGAAGAAATACCTGTTACATTACTCCCATCACCGTACAAATACCCAGCAACAACATTCCCACCCACCTCCACATTCCCACTGGCGACTAAAGAAGTCGTCGGATTCGTAAACTGAACGGTATTAGATGTAGTGTTTCCCACATTCGAAACTGCCGAGAGACTATGCGAAGACGCCGCTGAAATCGTATTAATTGTGAGAGTTCCACCGACTGAAAGGTTATTTTGCGTGACCACGTTTCCTATGACATTAACGGTTAGTTCCTGGCTAAGATCGTTGATTATTTCTGATGCCGTGAGATTACTCTGGGTGTACCCCAAAGTTAATTCGTTCGTTCCTCCATGGTGAATGATTCCTACATTTGATGTAGGACGTTGCATGAGAATACCTATATCGATATTTTGGTCTACATTATTATTAGCTAAACCTATGATTGGATCTTTTAAAAGTTGCGATTCAGATTCTATGAAAAAACGTTCACCGTAAACGAACATGTTCCCGGTGACGCTTAAATTAGAATCTATAGATGTAAGACCAGTGGATGTGGTTATGTACGAATCGCGAAGAACTTTCTGCGCATCCACGTATGGTACTTTTTGGGCGGTTAAACCTGATATGGTTAAATTACTTCCAATGACCGCGTTCGCATCAGTGACAAAACCTGTAGTTTCGTTCGTAAACTGGATTACATTTGTGGTGGAATTACCAATATTAGCAACGGATTCGAGTGTCGTGACTAAACCCGTTAGTTTACTTCCATCACCTTCAAAATAGGTAGCACTAACGTTTCCGTCTACGACGAGTACGTTAGACCCATCATCATCCACAAACAAATTTGAACCGACATTCAAATCGTAGCCAGGGTTCGTATTGGCTATCCCCACGTTTCCATTAAAATAAACTTCGTCTACCGTGACGTTTGTCCATTGACTTAAGGTTCCGGTAATCGCAGTCGGAGGAATACCAGTTAGACCCGAACCATCTCCATGAAATTGGTGTGCGATAACATTACCGGTAACTTCTATATTAGCACTCGCCGTCAGGGATGTAGGAGACGCTTGGAAATCGATCGCTCCTGACCCACTCGCGATGGTGTATACTGGGGATATGGATACGGAATTTAATCGAAGTGCCGCAGCCTCGACGTTCCCCTCCACGATGAGATTACTTTTTATATCTGTGACCCCATCTGGAGCTATGATAGATCCACCTATTTCTACATTACCGGTCGTGACAAAACCTGTCGTCGCATTCGTAAACTGAAATACTTCATCCGAAACATTCCCGGTAGTTATGAACAGATTCGCACTTCCTATTTTTATATTAGACGTCTCTATGTTAGACGTCCTAAGTGTAGCGTTAGTTATGTCGAGGTAGCCTGTGGGTGAATAGATCGGCATCTCGTCTAGTATTTGTGTAGGTTTTTTCTTACAAAGTGGAACTCAATTTGTAAGAAGTTTGTTTTGAGGGTCAGTCGCAAAGCGACTGGAACAAGTCCTACGGACTTGGGACTTAGCCACAATGGTACGTACACCCCACGAAGGCTGCTATGTGGACTGCGTTTGCTTCATCTGTTTGAGTTCCATCGGTTGTGAGAAAACGCCTCTCGTATGGTTCCTCCGTCGCACCCGTCTTGTCCTCAAATTGAAGCTGACCATTATCATCGAGGACATTCTCACCCCTTTGAATTTGATAATACGTGGTGATTTCATCTTCTACATTTGAATATCGATCGTATTCCACGAGTTGATTCCAGGCATCCTCTGTAATTATTCGGGTACCAGTCTCTTCACGTTTAATAGTTTGAACGGCGACGTTGGACCCCGTAAAGTCACAATCCATCGTTATCTTGGCTACTGAATAGTTCGCGAGGAACTCACTGTCCTGCTTCTGACCGTACCCTGCAACATTAGAGGTCGTTATGTAGTCTCCCGACTCTAGAGATCCATTGGTATCCACAACCCATATGGCACCCTCGCCTACAGAGTTCACTATGGCACGGTTGTCACCGACAATCTTTACGGATTCGGAAACGAGTCCTCCAGTTATTTCTGTTCTATACGCTGCATTTGATTCTTCCATTTTAGAAACAACCCCGAAACATGCCTTATCTTGAGCCACGTTTGAAAGGGAGACGATGGGAAGGGATTCGTCTATGGTGATCGCACTTTTACCGGTAGCCAATCCATTCAATTTTACAAACTTGTTCTTCTTGGCAGAAACGATGAGACCCTTTTCCATAGACTCATCTGGGAAACATATATGTTGCCCGGTGAACGTTTGTACAGAGGATGACTCAGCATAGATTTTGTCTCGCACATCCAGTGCAGACCGCGGAGCCTGACCATTACCCAAATTGATACCCACTAGGGTGTTTTGGAAATTCGTGACGTGGTATGAATCGCCTCTACCCATATCGTAGAGTTTCTTGACGTCTCCGGCCGTGAGGGCTGTGTTATAGAGTTTGGGGTTTGAGATGGAACCGTTAATGGGATTCGTCCCAGGGGCAGCCGCGCCCACATTAAATGGACAATTATTCACGTCAAAATTGGCAGCTTGTGTCGCATTTGTACCATTCAAATTGCCGATGACATTTACATTATCTAAATATAACGACATGGTTGTGGTACTCGGTGTTCCACCCCTATAGATCGCAACAATGTGATGCCATGATGTATCCGTTATTAGGTTATACCCTGTATTATATAGATCATTAGCACCAGTATATAAATAAGTACCCGGAGTATAAGTAGCTATACCAAATTGGGTCCCGGTTCCACCTTTACCAATACCAAAAATATCTTGTCGACTAGTTGGAACTCCATTGTATTTAAACCAAATAGACACTGAGACTGCCTGGTCTCCAGAAAATCCAATATCCGGGGTCGAAATGTAATCTCCCGACCCATCAAATTTAAACGCCTTATCACCTATGCTATAATACGCATTTCCTATTAATGTTCCATCATTCCCCATCTCCGAAGTGTCTCTAACTGTAGTCAAACCTGTAGGGTTCGTGGACGTGTCAAATTCCACTACCAATCTATGACGCTTAGGTACGACGTGACGTGTATCCGTCACTGATGGACCTATGGAAGGTACCGTGAGGTTCTTGGTGAGGGTCAGTTGGCCATCGTGGAGGACGGATTGTTTCGGGGGTAATTGTTCGCGGGTGCCGAAGAATCGTAAATATGATTGGTTAAGTGATTCACTTGCACCGACTTGATATTGTGGGTGTCCAGAAACACCTCTATGCCCCATTATATGCGTCGCCACGAGACGATGGTACGTATAATAATAACCGTTTGAATTTGTAGACACGTAAGCGATTGTTTCAGATTGAAAGATACCGTATCCACCCGCGTCAGTGGCACTTGACATATCGTGAGGTGCTATGGCACCGGAACCCGTATGTTCCCAATCGACGCCATTATTACTTCCCAAAATTATGAATTTACCTATACCACGTGCTTTACCATAACCTTTTCGCGGAGCGGTTGCTATTCTCGTAACATTTATCGCGTACGGGGTACGCATTGCGATCCAATCACCATAAACGACCGAACCATCTTTAAGGGTTGATTGTATCAAACCATTTCCAGAAGTTATGGCCGGGGCGTACACCCCAACTATCTGGTACGTTCCCGGTGTTGAAAGACTATCACCATGCCAACCACCGTCAGTAGTAAATCGGGGCGTAAACGCTCGTGTAAAGTCCCATGATGTATTTCCTCGATAAGAATATGCCCATGTACCCTGACTCGAGTAGAATTCGAATTTACCATGTCCCATTATATGTGTATCGTAGTCTAAAACTGATATAGCCCTAGGAGGAAACTTTTGGAGTCCATACGTCGGATCAGGTTCATCCAAGACCGCCAACCTCCCTTCCGGTTCCGTGGTTCCCAAGCCTAGGCGACCTTTCTGTAGGGTCACGGAGTTTTTAACTCCGCGGAACTCGTCCTTTTGGGCATCCCAAATCTCGAGGGCTTGGTCCTCCCCCACAAACTTATCGTACACCCTAAAGTTGGCGACCTTATCGATGTTCCCGCCACCGATCTGGATGGGGACGGAGTCGACACCTGTGCCGTAATATTTAATTTCATTGATATCAAATTGGCCTCTCGGACCCTCGTTCTTGTTGACTATGAGTACGAGATATTTATACGCATTTCCAGTGTTTGTATCCGGTATTAATGTCACCCGACCACCACCTTCAGCTATTGTTGTCGTCGTCCAAGTTAATCCACCTGAGAAAGCTTTTAATAAATCCCACGTTCCACTTTTACTACCATCATTACTTCCTAAAATAGCACCTTCGTAAGGTCTCGACATAATATGACTCGTCATAGGACTCGATGATGTGGCGTAAGTAGCTGAATTTATCTCAATACCTGTTACATTTATCTTATGGGGAAGTTCTAATTTTATCCACTCTCCATCATAGTTCACACCACCGGCTGTATGTCTTTCGGGTGGGCTACGGTTATATGTACCAGGGGTAGTATTATTCACATAATAATCACCCGATTGCCATATATTGTGTGTTGTTCCACCGTTACCTTCGTCAAAAGCACACCACCCGGACCGTGTATCGGTACCTCCATTACCATAATTACTACTCGATGTTACGGTATATCCTCTTAGAGAATATGACTGTTCACCCTTGGGAGTACTCCCGCTAGCATCCAGATATCCACCCCTACCTAAAGCAAAAGGTATGTGCGGATACTTGAGAACGTTGGTGGGATCGGGAAGGCGGACCAGGTCGTTCTCGCGGTGGCCGTAGTATTGTAATCTAGGTATGTACAACGCACCCTCACCATTCGGATCAAGGTTCTTCACCATGAACATGTGATACTTATAATCTTTCACTGAGTTGATGATTAAATTGTTATCAGATTGATCGGGAACACTAGTGTTTGTGTACAGAAGATCCCAGTTTTCGTTGTCATTACTTCCAAGAATAACAACATTCTCTGGTCGCCTACCATCAACGGATGCGTTAACTGCCAAATAACTTACTCGGAGTCTGAATGGAGTTTCTAGTGTCACTTGGTGACCGGTGTGAGATGTTCCACTTGTATCAGTGATAGTTGGTGCATCATTCAAAGCACCATTATTATTGTTTTCGGCGTTTCGTCCATAAACATCAAATTCCGTCATCCACGCACCACTCGATGAGAACGCTTTCCATGCCTGTCGAATGTTAGCAGGGTCAGAATCATAATCGTTACTCCTACTCACCGCATACCCATTCTGTTCGTACTCCGTCATATCGAAGGGTGGGTACTCCCCGAAGGTATCTTCGGCTTGGTCTTCGGCCACCTTACGTCCATCGAGGTAAGCGACTCTGGAGCCACCTTCGCCTTGGTACGCGTAGGTCAGGTTGTGCCACGTGTTCGATTGGAGATCGAGGTTTTGGGAATTCAACTTCTCTTGGTCCGAAACAGAAAAAACGCACGTATTTGAAACGTTGGCCTCCAAATTAGAAGAATTAAACCACACGGAGACCGCATGGGGTTGGTCACCTTCCAAAAAGGTATTAGCCTCTAGGGTCACATTGGAGGTTAGGGTACCGGTGAGTTCCCAATACTTATTGGTATTGTCATGGACCGCTGCAGTTCCGACGGGGGTAGGTCCAGTCACCTGATTGGTAAAGTCCGAGGACAACTTGGCATCCACATAGACATTGGCCCCAGTAGTTTGGGGCGTGTTCATAATTGACGCGAAGGTAGTATCCACGGAAGTATCACCCGCGGGTGGGTCCTCTTCGTAGCCGTAGAGTTCCCATTCACCTAATGTAGGGTACCCAGCACTCTTAGTGACAATAAGAGCGAATTGTTTGTATGAAGTTGTAGAATTTACGTTATGTACCGTTGGAACTTCTACAGATGTAGTTGTAACATCATTAAATGAATGTATCTTTACCCATGAATCAGTTGATGTATTTTTAGCGTATAAATGACCTGATTTAATTAGGTTACCAAGACTGTTCCATTGCGAATATAGATAAAAATGTTTAAGTTTAATGGCTTTGGGCATTTCTACAGAAATCCATTCACCTTGTTCCGTGTTTGTATCAAGTCGAGATACAGGCTCACCCGCAGCAGTAATAGCTGTTGGGTCATATAATCCAGTGCTAATGTTATATATTTGTGTAGTTCCACCATTGTAAGCGTAAGGTCTCCATATATAATTCGCTCCCGCCGCACCCTTGAGACCATCGAATACTGTCCACTGCTGTTTAAAATCTGTACTCGCTTTACTTGCAGAGACTGTATATCCAGCTTGAGTTTGAACGGGTAATAACGTCAAACCATTTTCATCGAACTTCCCCTCCGCAAAAGCAATCTCCGGGTACTTTTTCAAAGGAACCTCCTTTGGCAACCTCGCGTGAGGTCCATCCGTAGAAAAGATATTGTCTCCTACTTTGATTTTGTTTCCGGCGACATGAAGATTAGAAGAAAGACTCGTTCCCGTGACACCCACACCAAGACTTCCTGTGGTTAAATCGATTAACGTATTCGACGAACCACCGATGAACGTAATTTTGTTCGCGTCTCTGAACTCAAGGTCGCCTTGTAGAGACATATCTACTATTGAGTGAGGTTTTTTCTTACAAAGTGGAACTCAATTTGTAAGAAGTTTGTTTTGAGGGTCAGTCGCAAAGCGACTGGAACAAGTCCTACGGACTTGGGACTTGGGACTTAGCCACAATGGTACGTGCACCCAACGAAGGCTGCTATGTGCGCCGCGTTCGCTTCATCTGTTTGAGTTCCATCGGTCGTGAGAAAACGCCTTTCGTATGGTTCCTCGGTTGCGCCCGTTTTGTCCTCAAATTGAAGCTGACCGTTTTCGTCGAGGACATTTCCACCCCTTTGAATATGGTAATACGTGGTGATTTCATCTTCTACATTTGAATATCGATCGTATTCCACGAGTTGGTTCCAGGCATCCTCCGTAATTATTTGAGTACCAGTCTGTTCACGTTTAATAGTTTGAACGGCAACATTGGATGCGGTAAAGTCACAATCCATAGTTATCTTGGCGACCGTGAAATTGTGTAAAACATCGTCATCCTGCTTTTGACCGTACCCTGCAACATTAGAGGTCGTTATGTAGTCGCCCGACTCCAGGGGTCCATTGGTATCCACCACCCATATGGCACCTTCACCCACGGAGTTCACTACGGCACGGTTATCACCGGCAATCTTTATAGATTCGGAAACGAGTCCTCCAGTTATTTCTGTTCTATACGCTGTATTTGTTTCTTCCATTTTAGAAACAACCCCGAAACATGCTTTATCTTGAGCCACATTAGAAAGGGAGACGATGGGAAGAGATTCATCTATGGTGATCGCACTTTTACCGATAGCCAATCCATTCAGTTTGACAAATTGATTCTTTTTTGCCGAAACGACGAGACCCTTTTCCATAGACTCATCTGGGAAACATATATGTTGCCCGGTGAACGTGCCGATGGTAGTTGTTCTTGCATAGATTTGATCTCGCACATCCAGTGCAGACCGCGGTGCTCGACCATTGCCCAAATTGATACCCACGAGGGTGTTTTGGAAATTCGTGACGTGGTATGAATCGCCTCTACCCATATCGTAGAGGGTCTTGACGTCTCCCGCCGTGAGGGCCGTGTCGTAAAGCGTGGGTTTTGAAATTTGACCATTGAAATTGTAAGCACTTCTTCCAATATCTTCACCCACAGCAAAACTCGGTGAAACAAGTCCGAGTACACCTCCATCGGTAGTGTCCGAGTCCCAACTGGTGATTTGTTCTCCATTCAGATACATTAACATCGTGCTCTGAGATGTGCCACCGCCGAGATATACGGCAACTACATGATACCATACATCCGCACTTATAACACCATATTTTCTAAGGTCGTTTGACCATTGCCAGAATTGCAGGTCAGAACCATACACACGAATAGCAGAAAACCGTCTATCTGTAGTAGTCCCGTTTTTTTCACCTAAACAAGTTACGAATTGTAAAGTTCCGGAAGCCGTGGTGTTAGTTTTAAACCATACAGACACGCTATGAGGATGTGCACCGGCCAATGATGGTGAAATCACACCAGTATCCACGTAATCACCCGACCCATCAAACACAAATGCCTTATCACCTATGCTATAATACGCATTTCCTCTCAGTGTTCCATCATTTCCCATCTCCGAAGTGTCGTTGACTGTAGTCAAATCTGTGGGGTTCGTGGACGTGTCAAATTCCAATACTAATTTATGACGCTTAGGCACGACGTGACGTGTATTCGTCACTGATGGACCTATGGAAGGTACCGTGAGGTTCTTGGTGAGGGTCAGTTGGCCATCGTGGAGGACGGATTGACCCTGCTCACGGGTGCCGAAAATATCCCACCGAGCTATTCCTGCATATGCATAATTATTCATTTCTTCTATGACGAGACGGAAATATTTGAATGTCTGTGTAGATACGGTCGGGGGAGTGTACTTAACACTTTCGTATGCATGCGTCCTCGTCACATTCGTGAATCTGTGTAAAGATGTCCATATACCCGATAAATCGTTACTTCCAACAATATATCCAGCACGTGGTTGACGACCTATACTATGTTGTGGAGCTTGGATATCCGAATACTTATAGTTAATCTTATATGGAAACTCTATTTGAAGCCATTGACCATACTTATTAGCACCTTCTACGTTTGTAGAATAAAGTGAGTCTGTACTAGAAAACCCTCCAGTCGATGTGCTGTATTCAGGTTGACCTCCCGAGTCGGATTGTGACCACCAGTTTCCAGTAGTAGCCGTCGAATTCTTGTTGAATGCTTTATACGATGTATAGGTAGTGGAAACGACATTACTCACACTCGCACAAAACTCCCCATGACCCTCAAAGTAGGTCTTGTACCCAGTCATAGCCCTAGGAGGAAACTCTTCCAAGTTGTGGGGTTCATCCGCGACACTCAAGGATCCTTGGGGTGCATCCGTGCCTATCCCTAATTTTCCTTGTTGAAGAACCATCTGCGGTTTCGCGCGCCCAAACTCCTCCTTTTGGGCGTTCCATATTTCGTTCACTTGGTCCTCCCCAATAAACTTATCGTAGACCCTAAAGTTGGCGACCTTGTCGATGTTCCCACCACCGATCTGGATGGGGATCGAGGAGTTCTCTTCTGTGCCGTAGAGTCTGTATCTCCCGAGTGTGAATAATTGTCTTACCCCTGCGAAATCGTTTCCAAAAATACTTTTTACAACCAAACCAATATGCTTGTACGCAGTTGGTGTGTTTGGTGTTGCGGTTGAATTAGCCCAGTTAACGGTAAATGTTCTAGTTGGTTGCACCGCGTAATTTGTACCGGGTGTTATTGATGTATTGTCGTATGTGTTTATGTGATACCACGTAGAATTATCGTTAGAACCCCATATTTCAAATGATTGTGCAGATTCATTGGCGGCTTGGGTCGCTGAATTACTGTTACTGGGTGGAATTGTTCGGGGTGTTAAATCGAATGAATTTAATACCAGTTTATGAGGTAAACCTAAAGTTATGTAATCACCCGCAGGTGTTTGGGAGGATAGTTTTACATTAGGATAACTCGTAGAGTTAAAGGTTCCATATGTGTTATAATACCAAGCAGCTCCACTCACGTATAACCCAAAATAACAGTCACTGTTATCTACCAATGTTCCTCTGAACGCTTTCCAGGAAGGTGAGTCGTATGCGTCATTATTCAATTCTAACTGAGCACCACGAGTAGTGTACCCCCTCTGTGCCGGACCCGTCATCGCAATGTGCGGATACTTCAAGACATTCGTGGGATCGGGAAGGCGGACCAGGTCGTTCTCGCGGTGGCCGTAGAATTTGAGTTCACGTATCGAAACTCCATAAGTCACGTGCTGTGTAACACGTTTAGTCACAACAATCGCAAAATACTTATACACTTCACTCCCATCTACCGTACCCGTATAACCTGCTGCTGATTGACCCGCCGCTGTACCAGTGTGTGTACCTAGAGAAGTCCATGTATCACTTGAGTTCTTTTTGGCGTATACTATAAAATTATCGGGAGTATTTGATGTCGCACTATAACTTTGTGAGTATAGTACAAAATAGTTTAAATGGAAATTTGAAGGAAACTCTAATTGTAACCATTCACCCTTTTCAGTTTCTGGTGCTAATCGCACAGTGCTTGTAGAAGTAACCAGACCCCCCGTACGATTGTAAGTTCCTAAGCCATTCGAATACCACCCTACTGAGTCTCCACCCGCGATAGTATCAAATGCCTCCCATGGGTAATAATCACCGGGTGTATAATTACTCGCACTCACCACATACCCACCTTGTGAGTACCCCGTCATCGCGAAGGGTGGGTAGGCCCCGAAGGTATCTTCGGCTTGGTCCTCCAAGACCTTCCGTCCATCGAGGTAGGCGACTCTGGACCCACCTTCACCTTGGTACGCATAGGTTAGGTTGTGCCACGTGTTCGATTGGAGATCGAGGTTCACGGAATCCAATTTCTCTTCCGACGCGATCGAAAAGACACACGTATTGGAAACATTGGCCTCCAAGTTTGAGGAATTAAACCATACGGAAACCGCGTGGGGTTGGTCACCTTCGAGGAACGTATTCGCCTCTACTGCAAGGTTAGAGGTTAGGGTTCCGTTAAGAGTCCAATACTTACCGTCCGTGACGTACGTCGGGTTCCCCGAAGGGTCGGGACCACCCGAAATTTGGTTCGTCCCTACCCCCGTCGCCCCATCGACGAGGACTTGGACACCCGTCAGTTGTGGGTTATTGAACCGGGATTTAAAGGTCGTATCGACCGAATGGTCACCAGCGGGTGGGTCCTCTTCGTAGCCGTAGAGTTGTAGTTCTTGTATGGATGCATACACTTGTGTGCCATCATTTTTTGTTATGATAAGTCTAAAATAATTATAATAATTTGTTGAGTCTACGTTAGCGGGAAATGATTTATATGTCTTTACTGTCCAATTAATTGCCTCCGACCATGTTAAAACAGAATTCCACGTTGTTCCATCAACACTTCCAGCTAAAACAGCATTTTTCGGCGCTCTACCTAGATCCTGTGAACCGGTCCCACCATTTCCCGTCGGTCCCATGATAGAAATAGAAGACAATTTCACCTTGTTTGGTAATTTAAGCTGAACCCATTCACCAGGAGTCGCAACTCCACTGACGGTTGTACACCGAGCATCTGATGTGGTCATGGTTGGTGTACCGGCACCTCCCGATGTAGTATATGTATTAATAGGTGAAATCCACAAGTTCTTGTTAGTAACAAAACCTGTTTGGTCGTCAAATATCCATGCCCCATAATATTCATTATGATGACTACTATCCGTCACCGTATACCCCGCTTGGACATAGGTATTCGTCGACTCATTAGAGTCAAACTTCCCACTCTCAAAAGCAATCTCCGGGTACTTTTTTAAGGTCGGTGCGACCCGTCCGTGCGGACCCGAAACGTCCGTGATCACGTTAGAATTGTGCTGGATGCCTTTCGTCTGGATCCGTCCTGTGGTCGTATCGACGAATGAACTCGATGTACCCACGAACGATATCTTATTTGCGTTTCGAATCTCTAGAGTATCTATGACAGACTCGAACGACATATCTATTATGAAGGGAGGTTTTTTTAAACTGGGGGAAACCCGAAGGGTTTCGTCTGTTTGATACGGGAGCACTTGGAACTTGGGTTCTTGCAAAGTGGGTTGCACTTTGGAGGAAATGTGTTTAAATTTCAGTTTCGTCCCATGATTGGGTCTCCTCGTTCCACGTGTACATTTTATCGTCCGAAGGGTGTGGAATTGGGGGTTGCCAGGTACACGTATCGTCGAGGGTCCACGAAGGGAAGGGTTGAGGCGTCGAAAAGTTATCTTTATCGGGGTGGTACGTATACCCGATGCCGGCATAGTTTTTACCTTCTGTGTTTTTATACGTTTTCACCCAGGTTCCATCCAATTCATATTCACACCAAAGTCGACTTTTCGCGAGAATAACTCGAATGACTTCATTGGTTTGTGTATTTAGTTCTGCAAAGGAAGCCATATTCTATATTTACTGCAGATATCTTATTATGACGATTCCTGAGCCACCGCCACCGCCACTGCGTTGATAAGCGCCGCCACCACCACCTCCACCTGTATTCTGTGTACCAGCATCACCAGTTGTTGGGACTTGTGTGGTTGGTGCATCTCCACCGTCACCACCTCCACCTGAACCACCCGTTCCACCATAAATTGTGTTGGCCCAGCCGCTAACTATCACACCCCCACCACCACCACCCGCATAATACGTAGCATTGCCATTTATAGAGGATTGAATTCCAATCCCTCCATTCAAACCAAGTGAAACACTGTTAGAATTTGTGTAACTCTTTCCACTTGCACCCGCACCACCACCCCCTCCTCCTTTATACACAAGTCCACTAGTACCATTACCCCCCCGTCCACCATTATAACCCTGTCTCGGTGGACCAGACGTGCCAGTGCCACCAAGACCACCGGCACCATTGTTCCCACCACCGCCACCACCGGAACCACCAGAACCACCCGGTGCAGTACCGGGTCCGCTGCTGGTCGCACCTTTACCACCGCCGTCAGCTATGACCTGTGTTGGAAAACTAATAGTTGAATCAGTGCCATTAGTCGCCGAAGAGTACGCTGGAGCAATACCACCTGCGCCACCGTCACCAACTGTGACATTATAGTTACCCGGTCCAACTGTAACAGTGCCAGTCAACAGACCACCCGCACCCCCACCACCCATACCACCACCACCGTTTCCTGTACCGCCCCCTCCCCCACCGGCGACCACGAGGTAATCAACTTCACCACCACTAATGACTGTAAATATATCGCTCACGTCCGTGAATGTATGAATTTTGTATCCACCGCTTGTCGTAACAGTTCCACCAGTTGCACTTATCCCACCGAGGCCTTGCCACACAGTTCCGTTATACACTTCTAATCTATTTAACGTTGAATTAAACCTAATCATACCTGCGACCCCGGTAGGTTGTTCACCTGTCGTACCAACTGGGACGGTTATAGCACCTGTCCCACTGACGGTCAGATCAGAAGAAATAAAGGCGTTCCCCACCACATGTAAATTAGACGTGGGTCCACCGACACCCACACCGACACCGAGACTTCCTGTGGTTGTGTCGATAACCGTATTTGATGAAGCCCCGACGAACGTGACTTTACTGACTTGTTTATAGTCTAAAGTTCCGTGAGGTGTTCCTATAGGCATATCTATTATTGGTGGAGGTTTTTTTAAACGAAAAAGTCCGGAGG